TTAACAGGAACACTTGGTGGTGCAACAGCACTAACTTGTGAAGCAAATCCTAACTGGTATGTAATAAAAGATTCAACAACAAGAGCTGGTAATTCACTTACTTTTGGTCCTGCTGGTGGAACAGCAGTAACACTTACTTCTGGTTGTTTACATTTTATTTATACTGATGGATCCGTTGCTTATCATATACCTGAAAATTTACCTAACTTAACATTAGCAGGAACATTAAATGTTGCTGGTGATGTATCATTAGATGGTGGCGCATTTGTATTTAACCAAGCTGGTGCAGATAAAGATGCAATATTTGAAGGAGATACAGATACAACTCTTTTACAAACTGATGCAAGCACAGATCGTGTTGGTGTGGGAATTGGTTCTCCTACTGGTAAATTACATGTTAGACAAGCTTCAGCTACAGGTGCAGAACCTGTTATTAAACTTGAACAATTAGATCAAGATTATGCTTTTACAGATTATGTAGGCACAGCAGCAGGAGATGCTACTAAAAGTATATCTACTTCAACAGCAGAAGCTTCTGCAAAATACGGTGCCGTTAGAGTAAAAATTAATGGTACTGATAAATGGATTCGAATATACGATGGCCCTGTATAGGAGATTAAATGGCTCTTATAAAAGTTCAAATTATACCAGGAATAGATAAACAAGATACCGAATATGGTGCCGAAGGCAAATGGGTTGATTGTGATAATGTTAGATTCAGGTATGGTCTTCCAGAAAAAATAGGTGGTTGGTCAAAAGTAAACACAAGTGCACTTGTTGGTTCAGCACGTGGTATTATAACTTGGTTTTCTTTAGATGGAGACCAATACACGATTACTGGAACTAATAAAAAACTTTACGCTTATCAAAACCAAGCGTGGTATGACATCACACCAATAAGAGAAAGTGGTGCATCAATAACTAATTTTACAACAACAGATACATCAACTTCTGTTACCGTAACAGACGCTACCCATGGTGCTATAGAAGGTGACTTTGTTACTATATCTAGCGTGTCAGGAACAGCGAATGGAATTACAGCCGCTAATTTACAAGGCGAATTTGAAATACAATCAGTTACCGATACAAACAATTATGTTATTACAGCCAAGGCTGCAGCTACTGGCACTGGTGCTAGTGGTGTAACAGGCACGGCAGAATATCAAATAAATACTAACCCAGCTTTTTCTGTTTTAGGATATGGTTGGGGTACTGGACCTTGGGGTGGTGTTGGTAGTGGACCTGGTTGGGGCACATCACGTGCATCTCTTTCTGGATCAAATAACGTTCAACTAGATTCTGGTAAATGGTCACTTGATAGCTGGGGTGAAGATGTATTAGCACAACAACTTAATGGTGGTTTATATTACTGGGATACTTCTGCTAGTACTTCAACAGTTCAACGTGCAGTAAGTTCCACAGTATCAAACGCACCTACATCTAGTAGGTTCGTATTAGTTTCTGGTACAGATAGACACGTCATTTGTTTTGGAACAGAGACAACAATAGGGTCTGCATCAACTAGAGATGATATGTTTATACGTTGGTCTGACCAAGAAAACGTAAACGAATGGGCTGCAACAGTTACAAACACTGCAGGCTCACAAAGATTAACAGATGGATCAAAACTTGTTTCAGCTAAACGTTCACGTGGTGCTGTATTAATTTGGTCTGATACTGCTTTATACCAAATGCAATTAATTGGAGCTCCATTTACTTTTGGTTTTCAACAACTAGGTTCTGCTTGTGGATGTGTAGGATTACACGCAGCTGTAGAATCTAACGGTAGATCATTCTGGATGGGTATTGATTCATTCTTCATGTTTGATGGTTCTGTTCAAAAAATACCGTGCAGTGTAGAAGATTATGTCTTTAAAGATATAGATGAAGCATCACAAAAAGATACATTTGCTGGTTTAAATACAGAGTTTAATGAAGTAACATGGTTTTATTGTTCCAATGGATCTAACATAATTGATCGGTGCGTAACTTACAATTACGCTGAACAAGTTTGGAGTATAGGAACTTTATCTCGTTCTTCATGGGCAGATAAAGGGGTGTATGGTTTTCCATATGCAATGGAATTTAATTCTACAGATACTGCAGCTACAATTAGCACTATCACAGGTTTAACAGAAGGCAGAAGTTATATGTATGCACAAGAAAATGGAAACGACGCAGATGGTACTGCACTTACATCACATGTTACATCTGGAGATTTTGTTATACCACAAGCTGGTGAAAAGTTAATGTCAATTAAAAGATTTATACCTGATTTTAAAAATCAAAAAGGAACAGTTAATGTAGATCTTAATTTTAAATTATATCCTGCAAGTAGCACTGTTACTAATGGTCCTTTTGCAGTTACAACATCAACGACTAAAGTTGATACACGTGCACGTGGAAGACAAGCTTCCATTAAAATTTCTACATCAGCTGTTGATACAACTTGGCGTTATGGAACTTATCGTGCAGAAATACAACCTGACGGAATGAGATAATGGCACAGATAAATATACCAAGATTACCACAAGCACCGGATGAATATAATAAAGGTCAAATTGATCAGATGATTCAATCATTAGATTTACTTATTCAATTATTAAATAGCTCTTACACACCGGAAACTCTTAGGAATGAAGATGAAGCTTTTAACTGGTTTATTGCATAATGGCTAACGCATATAAAAAAGTAATGGAAACTAAGTCATCTACGGGTGACCATAGTATCTATACATGTCCTACAGCTACGACAGCTATTATTAAAACAGCATGGGTTTATAATGGTTCTGGAGGATCAGCACAATTGACGTTAAAAATCAATAGTACAACCATTGCTTATGATGGTGCAGTAGCAGATAAGTATACAAAATCATGGTTTTATCTTGCTTCTGGTGATATAGGTATACTGGAAGCTGGAGATATATTAAAAATTAACACGAACGCACAGCCAATAACGGTTTATTTAAGTCTATTGGAGATATCATAATGATTGAAACTAAAGAAAATACTTGCTATAAGGAGAGATTATGCCTATAAAAGATGACGGAGTAGTAGAGTACGTTGAGATAGATGGCGAACAGGTACCAAAGATCGTTGTCCCAGCAGAAATAACTATCACCAATACGGAAACAGGACAAGAATACGGTTCAGCTAAAGAGGCTGAAGATGATGTTGCTAATCCTGCCACTGCTACAAAAGCGGAACACATCAGGCAAGATGTTGTTATCCAAGCAGCAATTCATAAAATATTAGAAGGTAAAGCAGGAGACGTATAATGCCAATAGTAATAGAACCACAATATAATCCAGGAACAACAATAGGTCCAGGAGGAATGGGATTTGCTCCTCCTACACCAACATACACACCTAACATAGTATCTGATCCTTACAGTTCTTTTACTGATGAAGATATGTACCGTGATGTATCATTTCCAACTCAAGCAATGGCTGATGCATACGATTATGGTTATGGACAAAAGATAGGAAATTTATACGACGCTAACACAGGGACAATTCCTTCCTATGCATATGATGGATATAGTGTTAATCCAAACGTGTTTGCAAATGTATATGGTGGTGGACCAGATGGTCCTTACAACAGAGGCGCAAAACTTTTAGCTGAACAATATAATAACCCTAGTATAACTAATAATTTTGATTACGTTGGACCTCAACAAGATGTTTTAGATATAATAGCATTTAATAATGCGTTACAGGCAGGCGAAATAGATGTGGATCCAATGTACATGGATGAAGATATGACTTATAATATATCAGATCCTGAATTATACATGACACAGGAAGAACAAGTAGCTGATGAACCAAATGCTTTTGTAAAAACTTTAATGGAAAATTATGGAAGAGGTAATCCTTTTATGCAAGATTTAAGTGGCACATACGATAATTATTTTGGAGAAACTTTTGGTATGGATGAAGATCAAGTTGGCTTACGTGATGTTGTGAATGATATTAAAATAGCTACAGAAAAAAATGCTGATATGATTGAAGAACCCACTTTAGAAATGTATCCATTAGAACCGGTGAAAGAAATTGATCTAATGGATGAACAGTTTGATGGTGCTAATCTTGGCAACTACGATTTATTTCATCTAATGCAAAATGGATATTCTCTTGAAGAAGCACAAGCAATTCTTACGGAGCAAGGCTTAGCTTAATGGGTTGGTTAGATAAAGGTTTTAAAAATTTAGTTAAAGGCGCAAGGGACACGCTTAAGGGCCCAGGTGGTATAATGTTACTAAGTGCAGCAGCACCTTGGTTAGCAGCTAGCGCAGGACCGTGGGCAGCTAGTTTAGCTAGTAAATATCCTATGTTGGCAAAAATGGGTGCAAGCCCGTTAGGAAAATTGGCTACAGGTGCAATGAAATCACCATGGGTTAAAAATGCTTTAACTAATGCAGCAATGCAAGGTGGTATAGCTGCTCTCACAGGATCTAAACATCCTTGGAAAGCAATGGGCTATTCTGCTTTAGCATCAATGCCATTTACCGCATTACAATCAGCACAAGCTGCAAATGCTTTTAATAAAGCTAATAATCTTACGGGAACTGATTCCGCAGCTTCATGGTATGATATGGCACTTGGAAAAGATCTAACTATTCCAAGTAAAATAAAAATTAAAGATTTACCTTATGGAAGTGAAATGATAGACGATGTATCTTTTGAACCAAGCATGTCACAAATAGAAGCTGGGTATGAGATTCCTCAAATTGAAAGACAAATTATACACCCTCACTATAAAGAAACAGTTATACCTGCTAAGACTTTTGAAAACATATCTAAGTCTCCAGGAATTGACATGTCTTACTTTACTAATCCTGGTCAAGCAGAACTAGCAGCTTCAAATCCAGGTATACTAGGTTTAGGTGCACTAGCAGGTGATTTAGATCTTATGGCATCAGTAGTTCCACAGATTGCAGGTATGTATGGTGGAAGAATGACTGATGAAGAAAAATGGATAGCAGCAAAAGAAAAACAAATTCAAATGTGGGCATTCCAATTTGGAATTCCAATAGAAGAAGCAAGAGAAATTTGGAAAGATGGATACCGTAATCCTTATTATCAAACTCAAACACCAGAAGACTATGGTGATATTATGTTTGCTAACAGAGGTGGACACATCTACAAAGATGATTACACAGCCGGTGGAAAAGCCGTAGGTCCTGGAGGACCTAAAGATGATGCAATTAGACCAGTTGCTCTATCAGATGATGAGTTTGTTTTTACAGCAGAAGCATCTAATAATTTTCCAGGAGGACATGAAGGATTATATGCTTTAATGAACTCTTTGGATCCAGAGTCTGAAAGACCTGAAGAAGCAAGGGAAAGAATAGTTTAATGGTTGACTACGGAAATTACCCAACAGGAACAACAGTAGGCACACAAACAAGTGGTATGTCTCCAGAAATGGAGGCTAAATTTTTATGGTATCTTGATCAAGTAGTTAACAAGATGAAAGACCCTTATGGGGGTCAAGGTCCAGTAGCTGCACAAACAGTAGTAGGAATGACTGATGCACAAAAGCAAGCAATAGATTCTGCAACTGATCCGGAAGGATGGAAAAAATATCTTAATGAATATCAAGGCTATGTTACACAAGGAATTACAGATCAATTTGATCAATCTATAAACCAAGCTAATATGGGTGCTGCAGGTCAAGGTGCTTTTGGAGGAGCAAGGCAAGGAATTATGCAAGGTGTTATGGAAGGAGAAAAAGGAAGAGCTGTTGGTGAATCATTAGCACAAGGTTACGGACAAGCTCATAACTTATGGAATCAAGGAATTGCCAGAATGATGGGGGCTGGTTCAGTTCAACAGCAACAAATGCAACAACAATCAGATGCTAATTACCAAGCATATCTACAAAATAGAATGGATCCATATCAACGTTTGGGTTTCATTGGTGATGCATTCTCTGGTACACCGTCAGGTCAAATGGCCATGACAATGGGTACAACCCCCACGACTAATCCTTTATCACAAGCACTTGGTGCAGGTTTAGGTATAATGGGAGCAGGAGTAGCATCAGGTTACATGACGTAAGGAGTCACTGTGGTTACAGGCATAGCAAAACTTCTTTTACAACAATCTTTAAAACAAGGATCTAAAAGATTCGCGCAACCTTTGCGTGGAGCTTATGGAAGTAATCCTTATTTTAAAAATTATGTTGATATGATGACTGGTCAACAAGGCTGGAAGAAAGGTGCTGCCGCATGGTATGGCACTGATTACGCAATGGACACTGTGTCGGATTTAATGTTGCCGGAAAGAACACAAGAAGATATTGTAGAAGAAAAAATAGTTATTCCCGCAGAAGAATTAGGACCACCAAAATTTCCTAAAGATGGTCCAGTAGACATGCCACCTGACGTAGTTAAAAAACCTAAGATAATAGACACACCAGATAAAAAAGATACTTCAAATAAAAAAATTCTTGAAGAAGAAAATGAAATGAAAGACGAAGCATTATCTACTAATGGAAATGCAATAGATACTAACACTGCTACAGTAGCAGCTACTAATAGTGAAGCAGCAGCGTCTATTGATAATGACTCTGTTGACAGAGTTAAAATGTATAAAGATATAGTAAAAGAATTCGTAGGTAATGGTGATGAAGGTGCGCGTATGCAAAAAGGCGCATTACTAATGCAGGTTGGTGGAGCATTACTTGCAGGTAAATCTGATGATCCAGGTGTTAGAGGTTTTGTAGATATAATTGGTAAGACTGCAATGCAAACTGCACCTATGTTATTTCAAATGGGTGTAGAGCAAGGCAAAGCTGACCGTGAAATAGGTCAAGCTGCTTTACAAATGTATATATCAGAAAGAGATAAGCTTAATGATAGAAGCGGTGACTTTGTCGCTGTTTGGGCAAACGATTATGAAAGAGGAGCTGGTGGAGATATAGTTTATGATGACTACACAGGTGCACCAAAAATAAAAGGTAGGAGATTAGTAGGACAATACCGTGCTAACAGCCCAGAAATGAATTGGTTCTTAGATCAGAATAATGCAATAGGTTATCCTGGTTACACTTTCCAACCTTCTTCTGGAACAGCAGCTGGTGTTTCAGGTTTAACAATGCCAGGTGATGATTCATCAATGATGATAACAGATGCTGGTAAAGATAGTATGCTTAAGTCAGCACGTTATATTAATTCTGCACTTGTTTCCATGGCAAATAATATTATGCCAACAATGATTGAAAACAAAGATACATTAATTGGTGTATCAGGTTGGTTTGGTCAAAAAGTTGGTCCAGCTGCTTATGTTGCTTCTGAATTAGTTAATGGATTTAAATCAGCATGGGGACCTAACTCAATTTCACAAATTACTGATGATGAATTTAAAGTAAACCGAGATAGTAAACTCGGTGAATATTATAGATCTTTATTACCAGGAACTGCCGAAGGTAATGCTATGGATAATAACGTGGAAGGGGGAATGACTTATGCAGTTATGGAAGGTCAATCTTATGTTAATGGTGTAGCACAAACTATGAATATAGGTGGTAATGATGTTCCAGTTTTTATTGATAACGCTGGTAAGTATGGTCAAAAAGGTGCTGCTTATTTAACACGTGGTGGTTTAGAAAAAATATTATTTGATCCACGAAGAGGTCAACTAAGTATCTTTGAAACAACTTTAGGTCTTGCACTTGCAAGAAACAGACAGCCAACTGGTCGTATGTTAGCAGACGTTCTTAAGAGATCATTTGAAGAAACTCAAACTAGAAGTTTATTTGGTCAATCTAACATGCCACAAGTTGTTATTGGTAACTACATGAATATCTACAATGAATTGTATCAAGGTATGTCTAGTCAGTTACATGCTGCAGGATTTATTCCTAATGAAGAATCTCGTACAAGAGGAGATCAAAGACTTAGCTCAATGTACACAATTCCAGGTTCACAAAACATGGCAAATATTTATTACAACTTGCGTAGAAACGATCCATCTTATTCTACTTATGGATTTGATATTCAAGGTCCTGGTATACCTTCTTTTGAATCATTCATGGGTGGTAATACTGCAGTTGTTAGTGCTGATGATCAGCAAACTAACATGAATCTTAATGACGTTTTTGATTATAACCTTAAATTATACGATTAATGGCAGATAGAATAAAAACATATCAGGAAAATGTCTTTGGCAATATGCCCGCGGACCAAGGCCCAGCAGATAAAAAATTTGTAACAACTTCTGATGCGGGCATACCAATGACCGAGGCTCAAAGCATTATTGCTGGAAACCAAAAGTGGGCAACTGATTTACCATTAGCACCTTTTCAAATGCTTGGTAATGCTGTTATGCCTGGTCAACCATTTGGGCAAAGCAATCCATGGTTGATGAGTGAAGAAGATAAAAAAATTCAAGAAGCACGTGAGATAAATTCCGCTGCTTACATGAAAAGAAAAGATGATGTAAGAGATATGATTGCTACCATCTTGGACAAAGCACAAAAAAGATATGAAGAAACTGGTGATGAAAAATATAAAGAGATGGCTCTTAATTCTAAGAAAGAAATTCTTGCAGCTGCTGGTTTAACAGACGCTGATTTCTTACCAGTAAACGCTGACACATATAGACTCTATGATGAGTTTGGTTTGTTTACAAATAACCCTAATCCATATCCAATGGTTGAAGCAGCAGGTTATTTTGGAGCTGGTGTAAAAGGATTTAACTACGGATGGAATGGCGGATTAATTAAAAAGTTTTTTCAAGGAGCAGGAAAAGGATTTGCTAAAGGAAAAGGTGGATGGCTAGGTAGAGTTGCAAGCGGTGTTGTACATGGCGCTGTTGCAGTAGGAGCTGCTGATCTTGGTTACGAAGTTGTGCTAGATGCAATGAACCGTGCAGGTAAAGCAAAAGCTTATATGTCTATGCCAAAAGCTAAAAGAGGAGAAGTTGTTGATAAAACTATTTCACCTTGGCTCGATAAAGTATTACAAATGACTGTAGATCCAGCGTTAGAAAATTTACCCGATCGTTTAACGTTTGGTTCAGAAGGAATCAATAGACCTGGATATGTTAGTGAAAGAGGAGTAACAGATGATTTAACTCCTTATAGATTTAATCCATTTAAAGCTAAACCAGAAGGTGAGCAATCACGTATAGCTAACGCAGTAGATGCAGCTATATTTGATGCAGGTATTAGTTCTGTATTTTTTGGTATTAGACCAGCATACATGGCTTTTAAAAAGTTTGGTGGATGGGCTGGTGGATTAAAGACACCTCCTCCTGGAGCTGGTAGTAAAATATACAAAGGTAAAGATGAAGCAACTCAAGAGTTGTATGAAGACTTTGGTGTTTTAACAGGACCAGAACTTATTGCAGCTGAAAAAACTTTAACAAAATTTGATCCTAAAAATTCTTTATACATAGGTACAAAAGGTAGAGCTGTTAAACCATGGGGTGGTCAAACATTCTTACCTATAAGAGAACCAGTTCAAATGAACATTCCTTTTATTGGAAAAACATTAACACGTTTAGCAAACTCTAAAGCTTTTAACTGGCTTGGTCCAGCATCACATAGATCAGATGATTTTTATCCTGAGTTACAAACAATAGCAGGCACTACTATGCCTAGATTTGCTGTATCAGGTAGACCATACCTTGATGCATATATCAATGCTTTCCAGCGTGTACCAGCAATTGGTAGACCAATACAAGCTACACTTCAAGTAGCTGGTGAAGCACAAAAAGTTAGAATGATGGAAATGGTAGGTAGGTTTGCACCGTATGTAACAACAGCAGAAATGGGTGTTGATTATATTAAGATGGCACAAAAAACTGCGGAAGGATTTTCTAAGAGAGCTAAACAATATGATGAAGAAATTTTAAAAGCTGCTAAGTCAGCAGGTGCTATTGTTGATGATACAACAATGGTTCAAACTGCAAAGAACATAATATTTAAAAATCAAAAAATGGGTGCATTAGAATCTGATTTTTCAAACTTTTTACAAAAACATATTCTTAAACCACCGGAAGGATGGACACCAGGCACAACATTATTAACACCAGGAAAAAGAACTGTTGGTGATATGTATAAATTAAAAAGATTACTTGATACTAATTATACTAAATGGTCCAAGAGCCCAGAGATAGGAACTATTTCTGATGATATTAATCAAATGTATAGATCTTTTGAAGCTGACATTGGTAGCTTAAACAAAACACCTTTTGCAAATGTATCTAAATTATGGACAGAATATGAAAACTTTTTAGCTAATGGTATGTTAATATGGGGAACTGATGCTGGTAAAGCACTTGGTAATGTAAAAAGATTTGGATGGAATATAGCTACAGACACACCACAAAAATCAACTAACTTATCTAAAAATTTATGGAACACACTTGCTAAATCAACTGATACTGGTGCATTTGTTGCAGATAATGTTTTAGCATTAAAAAATATTGTAGGTGATAAAGCATACCACAGAGGACTAGGTCATTATTTAGCAAACACATTTAAAAATTCTATGAAGAACGTTGAAGGTATTGAGTTCTTTGATTCAAAAGTAATTAGTGATGCATTAGGAATTGGTAAAGCTGGATCTCCACTTCAAACATTATTTAAAAAAGCATTACCTGGACCACAAGTAACGGACTTTAAAATATTTAATCCTCAAACTGGTAAGTGGGATCATTGGTATGATGATTTATGGGGCAAGATAAATCCTAGTACTCCAAAAGATCAACTTAAAATGGTTCAAAATACACTACCTACATATAAAGATTTTGAAAACTTAACGAAAGTTTTAGATAGAGTATTTAAACATGGTATGCCATCACCAAGCACGTTCCTTGCACGTTCAGCCGTGCTCCAAGGCCCAGGTGGTGCATTAAAACAAAGTTCACCTATGGGTAACATAACCGCAGCTGCTGCTACAGCAGGTGCAGCACATGCTAGTGCAATGCTTGCATTAGTTCCTTTCTTTGGAATGCGTTGGGCAGGTAGAGTTTTTGCTAGCCCAGTCACTATGCGTAACTGGACAGCAGCAATGGACGATACTCTTCCTACAGTTATTCGTATAAGAGCAATGTCACGTTTATTTGAAAGCATGCCTGATGAGTATGAAGAATGGACAGCGACATTACAAGACATGGAAGAAGCGAATAGAAAACGAAACTTATCTAATCAGAATAGAAACTCTATGGCTGATATTGCGAACTCTATTGTTGAAAGTGCACCAAAAGTATTACAAGGTATTGAACAAATGACACCTGATGTTTTAACAGCACCAATAGGAGAGACACTTGGTTATCAAAACCAACCTCAACCTAACATCCAGTATGATGATAGTTATTCAGCTGGTCAAACAACTGGATCTTCTATTACAAATAGTTCAGTTATGAATGCGCCAGCAGCTAGTGCGCTGTATACAGGCAACACGGACCAAGCACTTGCTAATCAATATGGTATGAATGAAGGTGGTGCAGTTGGTGGATTAAATCCAATCATGGGTAATGATGGAAAATTCACTGACCCACAAAAAGGTATAAAAGATAATCCTTTTCTTAAACAGGGAAAAGATAAGGGAGTTATATAATGGCAGTCGAAGATTATAGTTATAGTTGGTCTGCACCAGGACCACCTAAAAATGCTTACGAACAAGCAGCACAAGGCATGATGCAAGCTGGTATTGGAAGTTTGTCAGGCAATCAATATGATGGCCCAGCTTCAATGATGACTACATCACCTGCTGGAAATAATTATTATCAACCTAATTTTAATACAATTAATTCAAATTTAACTAATTATCTAAAAATGAAAAATGATGATGTTTCAAATGTTCAGTATGGCATTTCTGATTTTGTTAATCCTAATACTGGTGATGCAATGAGTTTGTCTAGTGCTTATGGTAATGATTCTTTACCTTTTGCTAGAATGGTATATCCAGATGGTAGTGGATACGAAGAACGAGGTGGCACCACTTATCCTATACAATTAAAAGGACCACAAACTTGGAGAATTAATCCTGGTAAAAATATGGGAATTACTAATCCTAATTTAAAACAAATAACAGGCCTGGAAGAAATTTTTGAGATGGCAGAATTAACTGATGACCAAATAAACTTTATGGGAAGTCCTCTTAACACTCCTGATTTTGGAGGAATGACAAAAGAAGAATTATATAATAAAGTTAAAGAAATGGAAGACAAAGGAATTTTTGGTTTTGGTGCGCAAGAACCTACAACAATTGAAGAATTTAATGAAATGTATGAAAGAATGAAACGTGGTGAAATAGGAAACTGGGTAACATGAGTATAAGAGATACAATTTGGATAGTTGGAATAATCTTGGCCCTTGGTGTAACATGGGGGATGACATCGCAACGTGTTAGTGCAATGGAAAAAGATATGGACCGTATGGAACAAGCCATACAACTATTTACAAAAATAGAATCAAGAATCGCTGTCATAGAGGCAGAGGTTAAAAACATAAATAAAAAATTGGATAGATTATGATTGACATGGATAAACTTTTAGAGTCTGTTAAAAGAC